GCTTGTTTCTGGTAATACTGATATTCCTGTAGAAGTAGTTGAAAGGTTCAAAGTTTCTGTAATAGAAGAAGCAACCGATTTTTTAACGAGTTTTTCATTCAGTGCCCAATCCACATCGAAACCTACCAAGAAGAAATAGAACATTACTGGCACTTCGGCCCAGAAGTGCTTGATAGAATGCCACTACTCGAATTGAAACGATGGTTTCAAGCTGCTATTCGTAAGAATAAAGAAGAGGAAAATCGTGGCAAGCATCCTTCTCAAATAGAACAAGACGCGGAAACTGAAGAAGAACGTAATCAGGCAATCGCAATGTATGCTGCCGAACAAGCCAAAAAAGGAATTAGGGTTTAATGGGTTCATATACAATTGCCATTTCCGCGAAAGATGAAGTTACCGCCAAGGCTGATGCAATCAACAAGTCTCTCGAAAGACAAGCGAGACTTGCTGATAAGATCAATAAAAACGCAGCACGCGAAGAAGAAAAGGCAGCCGCACTTCAAAAGCGGTTATTAGAAAGAGCAACAGCAGAAAGAAATAAAGCCATCGCTACAGTAGGTAAAACTATTGAAGGCGTGGTTGATACTGTCTTGAAGTTTGGGACCGCTCTTCTTGCTATTGGTGGTATCGGCTCGCTTGCTGGTATTATATCAACCACAAGAACCATTTCTGAACTTGGAACAGAACTCAAAAACACATCTGCACTATTAGGGGTTTTACCTGAAAAACTTGCGCTGCTTCGTGGCGTAGCATTCGCTGGTGCTGGTGTTAGTGGCAGCACAATGTCGCAAGGGGTGATGAACCTCAAACAGTCTATGCAAGACGCGGTAATGAACCGTGATCCTACAGCGGGTGCCGTATTGCGGGATGCTAAAATTCCATACCAAGCTGGTCCACTCACATCCGCCAATGCTATGGAAAATCTTGGCAAGGTGCGTGACTATTTACAGGGCATTGAAGACCCATATAAAAGACTTCAAAAAGCACAAGTAATCTTTAAGGGTAGTGCTGAAGCGATGATGCCATATATCAATATGACTAAAGAACGCTTCGAATCACTCACTAAAGAACTAAAACCATACACAGATACACTTGCGAGAAATGCGGATATGGCTGATCGTGTTCGTATGAAATACGATACATTTCAGATCAAACTCGAATCATTTCAAAGCAGAGTATTAGCCGCATTTGAACCATTAATCAATCGCGTCATAGATCGTATGGGCGCTTGGATGGATAGTTTAACTGATGAAGATATAGACAATTTCGCTAAACAAGTCGGTGATCTTATAGATAAAATCATCAATTTGGTCAAATGGTTTAATAGTTGTTTTGATAGTGTTGAAAAAGTTAAAAAGATATTTGAAGCCTTTATAGCGGTGAAGATAGGTATTTGGGTAGGTGAAACAATCGGATTCCTTACTACTTTGACTGGTGCATTTATGACGCTTGCTGGTGCAGAAGGTGCGGCTGATGTTGCCGCTTGGGCTAATCCAGTCGGTCTTGCTATCGGTGTCGCGGTTGCCGCTGCCCTATTGCTATACACATATTGGGATGACATTGTTAAGGCTATTCAAGATGCCGCAAAATGGCTTGGCATCTATAATGCTAAAAAGCGTGATCCGGAAGGAACTGGTGATAATAAAACACCAAACAATAACCCATATGTTCCTGATGCTGCGGTAGAAAACGCACCATCTGATCCAAATCATCCAATCAATGACAAGGCCAAGGCAGCATATAAAATGGCTACTGATCTTGGAATGTCACCAAACGAAGCGGCAGGTGTTGTGAGTAGTATGGCATATGAATCTGAATTTGATCCTGCCAAAGTAGATAAAGATGGCAAGCATAAAGGTTCAATGCAATGGGATGGAGCGAGACAAGCCTTATTTACTCGTATGGACGCACAACACAGAAAGATTGAAGAAGTCACCCTAAAAGAACAGATGCAATTCTATCTTTGGGAAAGTCGCCAACGTAATATGAAGGGTGGTTATCGTTCTGCTGCCGAGGCATCTGAAGATATAACCGGAAATTATTTGAAACCTTATAGAACCGGAAGTGACGAAGAACGGGCAGAAGAAATTAGACGTGGCAAGTATGCTGAAACCCTAAACACACGAATGAGTGGTGCGAGTGCTACTACGGGTAGTGCTTTTACTGATACATTATTGACACACCTTGGTGAAAACCCAAATGAAATGCAACCATTTATTGATCAATTCGCAGGTTCAGCCAAAGTTAAAGCTGCTACAACTGCTTGGTGTGCCGCATCTGTTGGTGCTGCACTTGAGGCAAATGGTGTAAAGGGAACCGGAAGTGCAGTTGCCACAAGCTATCTAAAATGGGGTAAATCTGTTGACCGAAATGATATTAGGGCCGGTGACGTATTGGTTCAAGCACGCGGACATTCAGCAGGGGAAACAGGTGGACACGTTGGATTCGCTACCGGCGCAAGAGAGAAAAGAAACGGGGTAGACTATATTGAAATGGCTTCCGGTAATGCTTCCGGGTCGGGTAAGGTCGCAAAGACTTGGGAAACAGCAGATTCAATACAAGCAAGACGTAGCGAGCAAGAAGCAAGGGTTGCTACTGATGAAGCCGCGAAGAAAGCTGCTGATGCTAAAAAAGCTGCTGATGCTGCTGCTAAACCAACTGCTGGAAATGTTGCGGCAAATGGGGAAGTTCACGTTAAGGTCGATATAACCGGTGCTCCTGCCGGAACTACCGCAGTTGTTAAACCTAATGGACAAGGCTTAAGAGTATCACCAGTTAAAATTGCACATAATCTTAATGAAATGGGAGGTTTCTAAATGATCGGTGTTACCGGACTAATGAATGGTGCCGCAGTTGCAGCATTAGAAATGGGTATAGATTCGCCGCTACTAAAGGCAAGTATGCCACAATGGCTTGGAGATATGATTTCCGCTGCTACTTGGAAAGGTGTGCGATTTGAAGTCTTCCGGGTAGAATATAATCAGGATTCGCGTGTTGACGTTAGACCAATCCCCTATAAGGATTTACCAAGAGTTGAATATCTTGGAATGGAACCAAGAGTAATACACGTAGAGGGTAGACTTATCGGTGATGATGTATGGATACAACGCGATAAATTCGCAACTGTTGTTCAAGACTCGCGCCAAGGTGTTCTCCAACTTCCGTCAAGAGAACCAATTTTTGGAAGAATGTTATCTTGTTCCTACACGGAAGAAGTTAATCCAGGTAATCAGGTTCTATTGAGAATGACTTTCGTTCAAACACAAGACCCAAGAATAGGAAAAGGTAAGACTACATCCAATCCAATGTGGTTGATTCTTAAAATAGCTAAAAACGTATTACCAGCGTTAACGAGGAATTTCTAATGAGTATGGCCGATTTTATTACCGCTACTTCAAACCTAACTTCAGATGCCGAAAGATTGGCTCACTTATACGATGCTCTATATTTGGTCCTACCCGAATATGACACCAGTAGATATTGTCATATATATAGCGGTGATGCACTTGCCGCTATCCAAAAGGCTCTATCGGGAATAAGCCTGAATGATGCGGTTGCAGACAGAATTGATGCTGGTATCTCCGCCCTTAACTCTTACCATATGAATTGTATGTCAAGCCTAACAGCCGCTATTACCAGTTTTCAAACCGCGCCTTCTACTCAATTTATACCTACTCTAATTGATACAATTACTACTGCTGTTCCTGGGCAGATCATTCAAGTTTTTCCCTTCTTGATAAATAATCTTGGAAACACATACAATGAAACCGCAGTAAGAGTTGGCCTAATAACCGGTCTTTCTCAATCGCTAAACGATTATATCCCCACATCTTCAAGTGATGCTACCTCTCTTTTGGTAACACTACAAACCTTGTTTGATGATACAATAGAAATGACATCCAATTACGCTTGGAACGAAACAACCAATTCATTATCAGAATTAAAAGCCGCAGTTACGGACCTATTGATGGACCTTATAACCACACAGCCTAATATTATTTCTCAAAACTATTCCGATAATCTTCCTGCTTGTGTCATTGCTTATAGAATGTATCGCGACGCAGATAGAGAAAAAGAAATAATGGATAACAACTATGTCCAATTTCCCGGATTTATACCATCTACTGTCAACGTAAAGGCTTATTAATGACATCTAAAGTAGTAGAATTTGAATACGAGCCGGTTGAAACTTTAACGCTTGCCACAGATAAACACGGATATGATACTTGGGATGCGTGCTCATTCAACTATGGCATTGAACGCTTTCCCCGCTCTTTTCAAGTGTCATTCGCAATACCCGGTTCCGGAACATATGATACAATGTCTAACAATGAGACAATGGTAACCCAAAACCCAACCTCTATTGATATGAGTGATTTAGAATGGCGTGAACCAGTTGGTGTTTGGATAGGTAAAGAGCCAATGCTATCCGGATGGATAGACGAATATGCACCTTCTATATCTGCCAAATCTCACGAAATACATATTACGGGGCGTGGTAGGTGCGCTGACTTGGTAGATTGTTCTGCTGTTATTATTGATCCAAATACTTTCATACTTCGTCAACCAAGTTGGAGTGGTCCAATTGGTAGCCTCATTACAGACCTATGCTCACCATATGGAATAGAAGTTGTATTTACACCCGATGTAGACCAAACTGAAAATGTGATGAACTTTGGTATTAATCTTGGTGAAACCGCATATGCTGTTATTGAGCGTATTGCGCGTTTTCTTCAGTTATTAGTGTATGAAAACGCGCTTGGTCAATTGGTGGTAAGTCACGTTGCTGGTGATGGGAAAATGAAAATTGGCATCGATCAGAACACAACTGATTTTTATGATGCACACGCTCACTTTAACTGTTCACAACGATATTCGGATTATTTGGTTGTCCAAAACTTGGGAAGTGCTGATGCTATGACAACTGCGAATGGTGCTCCTGCCCAAACCGCAGCACAACACGCAACGGCACACGATACACTTTTCGACAAGTATAAGAGAAAGAGATACTTGTATCAACTATCTGATACAGTTTTAGTTGGTCCAAATCAACAAGAACCGTATCAACCCAAAGCAGATTGGGAAGTTAATAGAAGATATGGCCGCAGTCAAAGAATAGATGTTACAGTTGGTGGTTGGAGAAATGGCGCGGGCGAATTATGGCGACCAAATTCTTTAGTAGATATTAACCTTCCGATTATTCACATCCAAAATGTAGAGTGGTTAATATCGGAAGTCACCTTTGAAAAAGGTCTACAGGGAACTTTCACAAGATTAACCTGTATGCCACCACAAGCATTCGCTATGGAATTATTCTCTATTCTCAATACACCTGCCGACGTTACCGAATCTGCTGTTCAATCTAATAAAGAAACGAACCAAAGCACTGTAGGTATAACTCCTGCAAGTAATGGCTTGCTTGGTAGTATATAGGAAAATAAATAATGGACAGTCATCACTATCACCAACTTCAAGTCACTATTGACACTCTTACACAGAAGATTAGAAATCTCGAACACGAATTACACAATCTTCGTATTAGAATTGGAACCGGAACACGAATAACCACACAGATGAATCCTACTGTTGAAGGCAACATATCTGCTATTGAGATATCCCCTAATCAGTTTGAACCGTTGCGCGGCCAAATGGCTCAAAACTATGGATTTGCTTCAAGACCGGTTTCCGGTTGCCATCATTTCGTAATAACTGTTAATGGCAATAGTGGATCAGCTTTAAGTATCGCAACTAATGATACCAGATATCGCCCACAAACATTAGCAGAGGGTGAAACAACGATGCACGATAATGCCGGTCAATATGTCCTTCTTCAAGGTGGACAAAATATTACTATCCTTGCGAATCAAAATATAAATGTTAGTTGTAGCGGTGCAATAGAGATAGATTCACCAAATGGTATTAAAATTGTATCACCAACCGTTCATATGACTGGTAATCTTAATGTTGATGGTGACGTAACTGGTAATAACGGTGCGGTATCGCTTGATAGTCACGTTCATACTAATGTCACTACCGGAAGTAACAATTCTGGTAAACCATATGGTGGTGTATAAATACATTTATGAAATACATTCTTTATGCCCTAATTGACAAATACAGAGTCAAAAACAGAGATAGAATACGCAGTTGGAATAGAATTTATATGATAGAATACAATAAAACCCACTATAAAAAGGATACCGAAAGTGTGTGCTGATATTCCAATTTATTTCGATACTGGTCTTCAGGAGTTCGATATTTTACCGCTGTCCGTTTTGGGAAGCACTTCAGCCAATTCCACATATGATTTAGCTGGTGCTGTATACTGTAGTCTTTTCACAGATGGGGTAGCACCGCTTGATTATGTTGGTGATAACATTCGTGGTGTATGGTTCGACACATATGAAGATGACGATTACGGAAGTTTGATGTGGTTATTATACACTATACCATATCAAGATGTAATTGCGATGGCAATAAAATACACCAACCAAGCACTTGGATGGTTGGTAGCGGACAATATCGCGGATGCTTTGGATGTTTCAGCAATTTGGTATACCTCATCTACTCTGCTAATAACGATAAATATAACTGAACCACAACAGACTGTTCCGCGTGTTTTTAATTATAGCTATGTATGGAGTCAATCGTAAAAAATGATAAATCGTAAAACCACAACTCAAACTAAAAACGAATTAGAACAGGATTATGTGTCTGCAACCGGTGCGCCTTTATTAAGATCAAGTTGGCTTTACCCGGTGCTTTGGATGTTAGCTAAAGCATTTGGCTATCACTACGATTATATTGATGATGCTGCACGTGAATCTTGTCCTGCAACCGCAGTAAACTCGGTGCCTAATTGGGCGGGTGTTGTCGGTTTATCCGCCAAACCTCCAAGTCTTGGCACGGCAACGTTGAGCGTGACCGTTACCGGTAACTCATCCTTACAGGGTGGCACGCAATTTACCTCCACATCTGGTCAAGTCTATTCAACGCTTGCGTCGCTTGGTGGCACACCCGGAACCTACAGCGTGGTTGTTCAAGCCGCTACAGCAGGCACAGCAGCCAATCTATCAGCCGGAAGTCAGTTGTCCCTTGCCTACCCGATTAGCGGTGTGCAAACCACGGCAACCCTTCTTAACGCCATTGCCGCATATGACGCAGAAACCCAAACAGAATTAAAACAACGTATGTTGAACCGCTTCAAGCAATTACCACAAGCCGGAAACACAAATGATTACATAAATTGGGCATTACAAGTTCCAGGTGTTTCTAACGCTTGGGCACAAGCCATTACCCCAAGTCCAAACGCTACAACTGTATTCTTCCTAATGAATGGTGGCCTGCCAAACGGCACTGATGGTGTATCTCAATATGAACAACGCGCTGTTGCTGCATCTGGTGATCAATTGGCGGTTGCTAACTACATATATCCATTAAGACCAACTTGCGCTATGGTTTATGCCAACGCACCAACACTGTTACAGTTAAGCCCAGTTATAACCAATCTTGCACCAAACACTCCACAAGTTCAAGCAGCCATTCAAACACAGTTTAATAATATGATTACAACCAATGCTGCTGCTACTGGATACACTTTGAATATTTCAATGATCAATGCAGCGATTGAAGCGGGTGGTGCTACAACCTATAACTTGATCTATCCGACAAGTCCGGTAATAACCACAACACCATACTTGCTAACTCCTGGCACGATAAGTTTTAACTAATGTATACAACAGATCAGATAGTCAAATTCTTTAGAAATCTACTTCCAACTGGTAAAGTCTGGAATACCTATAATACCAATATGGCAGCATTCTTAAACTTGCTTGCTCCGGGTTTCCAGCGTCTTCAACAGCAAGCCGATAAATTAGAAGTAGAAACGCCTGCTGGTGAATTGTTTGAAAATCTACCAGATTGGGAAGCCACGGTTGGATTACCTAACTCGTGTTCATCACTTGCTCAAACTATACAGCAAAGACGCCAATCGGTTAATAACCAACTGGTTGGTCCAACAGGTGTTACGCCTTTATCAAATGACTTCTACATAAACTATTTCGCCGCTCTTGGTGTTACTGTTCAGATAATTGAATACGCATCATTTAGAACAGATATTGGTCAAATCGGACAACCGTTATATGGTGATGATTATTGGTTCACTTTCGCTGTAAATGTTATCAATAATAACCCGATATATTTCCAAACCGATATCTCTTACCCCGGCGAACCGCTTGTAAGTTATGCGAACGTTGATGTTGCCTGTATAATGAATAAAATTTCACCAGCGCATTGTCGGGTAATCATTTTAAATAACGGAATTTAATAAATACATAATAATTTAGGAGACTATAAAATATGGCT